AATGGGCACATGAGCACACAAACCGAACCGATCACATGGAAAAACGTAAGGGTGAAGCTGGGGGATTTGCAGCCGTGGGATCAAAACCCCCGGCAGTCTACCGCAGAGCAGGCACACAAGATACTTCAGTCAATGGAGCAGTTCGGCCAGGTGGAAGTATTCGCCATAGGTCCGGATAACTCTGTTTATGATGGGCACCAGCGACTTTCTACACTGCTTGCAGCCCACGGGCCCAAGTATGTAATCGATGCTCGGCGCTCGAGCCGACCCCTGACGGAAGACGAACGGAAGCGGCTCGTGCTGGCCCTGCACGCAGGGGCTACAGGTTCTTGGGACTGGGATGTGCTCAGTTCGTGGAATGCGTCGGACTTGATCGGTGGCGGCTTCGATGAAGCCTTGTTGCAGAGCATGAAGCGGGATATGGGCGCTTTGGGCAACCTGCTTGAAAGCGAAGAACCTGGAACGGGCACGGGGGATGCGGAAGCACAGTTGGAACGGGCCGAGGAGTTGCGTGCCAAGTGGGGGGTAGAGCGCGGGCAGTTGTGGCAGATCGGGGAGCATAGGCTGTACTGTGGGGATTGCACATCATTGGACGAAGTGAACATGTTTGCAGGTGACGAGCGTATGGATTTGGTTATCGCTGATCCACCGTATTCTGTGAATTATGGGGCCAAGAATAGGGCTTTGCAAACGATTGGCCCGGCCAATCGTTTGACCGCAGATATTACCGGGGATGACCTTTCTACCGAAGAAACTGCTGACGTTATTTGGGGGCCAGCGTTCGAGAATGCCTATAACATTTCAAGGAATGGCACAGTTATTTATTGTTTTTCTCCGCAGGGTGGGGATCAGATGATGATGATGATGATGATGATAAAGGCGAAGTGGAATGAGCGGCTTCATCAACTGATCTGGCGTAAAAATTCCCCTACTTTTTCAATGGGGCGGTTGGATTACCAGTATCAACACGAGCCTATTCTGTACTCATGGCGTGGTACCAATCATGGTTATTATGGGGATACGGGGCGAAGCGTTATTGATTGTGATCGGCCTTCAGCTTCTCCCCTGCATCCTACAACGAAGCCAGTGGAATTATTGGAGATCTTCGTGGGAAATAGCGCGAAGAAGGAGCAATTGGTATTTGACCCTTTTGCAGGGTCAGGTACAACGATGGTAGCCTGCCAGAACTTGCAACGCAGGTGTCGGGCAATAGAGATCAGCCCTAATTACTGCGCGGTGATTTTGCAACGCATGGCTGATGCCTTCCCCGGTATCGAGATCAAGAAATTGTCATAAAGAGCAAGTGTTTTTGAGTACCAGAACGCAAAGGAGAGAGCGATGGGAATCGGAGTGAAAACGCGTACTTATATTTATGGTTTGAAAGACCCACGTGATGGGCTATTTTATTACGTAGGTAAGTCGGACAATCCGAAACGCCGACTCTTTGAGCATGTCGAAATGAAAGGCAACAATCAAGTAAAAAATTCATGGATTGCAATTCTCGTGCAAGATGGTATGGTGCCTGATTTAGTTATCCTTGAGAAAGTAACACTTTTTGATTGGCAAGAGAAGGAGCGTTATTGGATAGAAAAGTATAGGTCTAGCAATCACCCTTTGGCTAATATTTCCGCTGGTGGTGGAGGGGGCATTGGGGTATACAACCCTAATTGGGATGATGGAATGGATTACTACCTATCTCCTTGCGAATACGAATTATTCAAGAGACTAAATAAGTTAGCGAAGATCGAATTTACTTCTGTTGTTGTTTTGAAGATGATGCCTTTTACAAAGGCTCAATTGAGTGTAGAAGGTCGAATTGACGACTATATTGCTGGGTACGAAGCGCAGATCGGTGCAGACTTTGCCAGTAAGCTTATAAAAGCTGTAGGTACCGATGAGTACTATAATCTTGTTTCTTCTGTAGTTAGTCAGTGTTAGCACATAGGATATAAGATGGCAAAAAGAAAACGAACGTCTGCTCAAAAATTGGTAGATTTTATTGAGATAGAAACACTTGCTTTGCAGGGTAAAGGACAGCGAGAGATAGCAAATATCTTATCAAAAAGCAGGGATTACACACTTTCCAGACAACAAATACAATACGATATAAGCAAACTGGAAAAGATGTGGCAGGAAGAGTCTAAGGCTGAGATCGATGCAGAAAAAGGCAGAGCCTTAGCGGAAGTTAGAAATTTACAAGCTGTTTATTGGGCAGCGTGGGAAGCGTCCCGTGGTGAAGTGAAGACGATCACGCGCAAGGGGATTGCGGGTAAAGCACAGACGGCAAAGCAGGGTACGAAGGCGGAGCCCGCTATCAGCCGGCAGGAAGTGACAGAGCACATCGAGCAAGCTGTGGGTGATCCCCGCTTCCTAAAGGGCATAGAATGGTGCATAGAGCAGCGATGCGTGATCCTGGGCACGAAGGCCCCAACCCGTGACCTGGCGGCCATCCTGAACATCGATGTAACCAAACTGACCACCGAGCAGTTGCAGCGCATATCGGCAGGGAAGGAAGACCTAGTCAGTGTCATTACCAATCCGAGTACAAGCAGAGCTTGAGCTAAGGCGGCGCATGGAATCCGGCGAGATAGATCGTTACAGTTCGTTCCGCAACAAATACCGTAACGATCCGGCGGGCTTTGTGCGTGACTGCATTGCATGGGACGAAGGCGACGGGCCTGCACCATACCAGACCGACGCTATGGAAGCCTTGCCGGTGGAGCGGCGCGTCACTATTCGCGGCCCGCACGGGCTCGGCAAGTCAGCACTGGCGGCGTGGATCATTCTATGGTTCGCCCTGACATCGGATGGTGACACGGATTGGAAGATACCCACCACGGCCAGCGCCTGGCGCCAACTGACAAAGTTCCTTTGGCCCGAGATCCACAAGTGGGGCCGGCGCCTGAAGTGGGAAACCATAGGCCGGGCCCCGTTCAATAACCGGGTTGAATTCCTTGACATGAGCCTGAAGCTAAAAACAGGCGAGGCTTTTGCCCTGGCGTCTGACAACCCGGCCATGATCGAAGGCGCCCACGCGAAGCGCCTGCTCTACGTGTTTGACGAAGCGAAGGAGATACAGGCCGGCACGTGGGATGCAGCCGAAGGCGCTTTCTCAATCGGTGATTGTTACTTCCTGGCGATCAGTACACCAGGCGAACCGAACGGCCGCTTTTACGATATTCACAAGCGGGCACCAGGCTACGAAGATTGGTGGTGCCGGCACGTGACGATGCAGGAAGTAATCACTGCGGGCCGCATGACCTTCGAGTGGGCCATGCAGCGTGCAAAGCAGTGGGGCGAGACTTCCGCTGTGTACCAGAACCGTGTCGCCGGCGAGTTTGCTTCGAGTAGTGCCGATGGTGTAATCTCGCTGGCCAGCATCGAGCGATCTAACCGCAGATGGCAAGAGCGGTTCGACAATGACGATTGGGGCGAGTTCTTCGGGGTGGGTGTGGATGTGGGCCGGGGTGGTGATCCATCCGTGCAGGCCCTGCGCTATGGTATGGCAATCAAGGAGCTACGGCGCACTAATTCAGACAACACAATGGAGTTGGTGGGCCTGGTAGCGGGCCTGCTCCTGAAGCATACGCGGGGCATTGCTTCGGTGGATGTGATCGGTGTCGGTGGCGGCCCGGTGGACAGGATGCGCGAAGATAGGCGCATCGCATCCCGTGTGATTGCCTTCGGGGCCGCAGAGAAAACCGACCTAAAGGATCGGTCCGGGGAATTGGGCTTTGTGAACATGCGGGCTTGCGGGTGGTGGACGCTGCGCGAGCTACTCGAAGCGGACGAGATCGATCTCCCCCCGGACGATACGCTTACAGGTGATCTAACGGCGCCCAAGTGGAAGGTGATGAGTGCCGGCAAGATACAAGTGGAAGCGAAGGAAGATATTCGGAAGCGCATTGACCGCTCCACCGATGACGGTGACGCGGTGATGATGATCTTCGCTCCGCTGTTCATCGGGCCGTCTGACGATACCCTGCAACGGTACGGGCAGGCGGACGGCGTTCGTGCTGAAGACATCGCCCTGCTGGGTGACGATCTTATAGCATACATGAAGGCCTCGGGGATGCCGTTACCCCCTGGCTACCAAGAGAAAAAAGGAGAGTGAAACGTGAGCGACCAGTATGATGTTGGAAAAGACGGAGTGGTGCGTAAAGTACGCAAGGTTGGCGAGCCCGTGCAGATCAACCCGGCCATCTACAAGAAGCCTGGTGCGGCGCCTGCCAATATCGTCTCCTTCGTGGCCGTGGCGGCCTGGGCCCTGTTCTTCGGCCTGGGCCTGGGGATGGCGCTGGGCAAGATAGATGTCACTTGGTTTGGTGTGACATTCGTCTTGCTGTGCTTCGTGGTGGGTGCCTTCACGGCCCTGGCGCTGTACGGAGCGGCGAAGCCATGAGCGGGCCGATGGGTGACGAAGTAAAAGCACTTAGCTTTTTTGAAACCGTGAAAAGCAAAGGGCTCGACCTGCTTCACTCCGTGGACTTGTTTTACTGCCCGGTGTGTGGCTCGTCCTTTGCGGCTGAAGTGGAAACCCGGCGCGTCGGGGGCGTGGTAGTGAAAGAACACAAGGCACGGTGCGGCACGTGCGACGCGGAGATCATAGCGATTGTGCAGGTGAAGCCATGAGCGCAAATTGGATTATCGACAAAACCGGGATACATGCCGAGAGTATGACTATTGGGAGTGTTGGTCCGGCCCCTATATTGGCGTTGCCGGCGCCCCCAGAAGAAGTGATCTACGTGCAGGCCGATGATCGTTACTCGATTGAAAAGTGTATGAAAATCGAGAAAGCAATGAACGAACGGTATAGTACGCCACGGCGGCGTTATGTGGTGCTCCTGCCCGGTGTGTCGATCCCCAGCCAGCAGAACAAAGAAGCGGTGGCGGTGGTGAAGTGTTCGCACTGCGGCCAGTTCGCTGCATGGGGCACGGCCTGCGTTCACTGCGGGGCTCCGGTGGTGTGATATGGATACTACAGACGAAACCATCCAAGAAACACCCCCCGCAAGCCCACAGGCGGGCCCCAGCGGGCCGGTACAGGCGACACCGGGCAAAGATGCCAGCCCTACCGTAGACCTGCCCCTGGACGCCTTGTGGATGTGCAAGAACGGGCACGCCCTGGGGGTCCGTATGCCCTACCGTGGAATTATGCGCCTGATCCCGTTCCGGTATGCCGTGCAGGTGCCCGAAGTGACCGAAGGGGTGAACGGCATTCGCTTGTCAGCCTACCTGTTGCTCGGGTATATCGACAGTGCGCAGAAGTGGCCGTGTTCGATGTGCGGGGCCCGTAAGGATTGGGAGCCGTCCGGCGCGTTTGTGCAGGCGATGAAGCGCAGGAAGTAGCGGGGTTGTTTGGGTGCCCCAAATGACGTATAATGTCAGGAGCAAAGCACGCTGCTGATCGTGTGGCGGCACAGTCGGAGTTGAGCGCCCGGCCCTATCAAAAGGGTCGGGCGTTTTTATAAGGAGCAGTCAATGGCAGATACAGTCGTAACGATGCAGAACACGGACGGCAAGGCGGTACAAGTGGGGGCTATCGATCAGGGTAACGGCACGTATGCCTTGCTTCAGGCACGGGGGGCGAAGGTGGTCTCACCCGCAGGGCAGGCGAGCGCAAACGCTTATGCAGATGTGGCCGGCTCTACCCTGGACACCCTGAACGCGCAGTTCGTGAGCTATACCCTGGTGAACACTGGAGCCAACACGCTCACCTGGAAAGTGCTCGGGGCGAACAATCCGGATTTTTCGGACGTGCAGCAGGTGCAGGCGCCCGCCGATGTGCTGGCCGCAGGTGTAGCCAGTTATTCGGGTAGTGCGGTTTGGCGTTACTACAAGGTGCAGGTGGTGAGCAAGGTAGCCGACACCCCCGGCTCCGCCGTTGTCCGTGGCATAGCGAAAGGATAGAGCAGATGAGCACTCAAAAATACTTAGTAATTGAAGATGCAAATGGCGGGGGCCTGATCCTGATCCCTGGGTACGAAACGGCGGGCGGCGTGATCGTGCTGGGCGATGCCAAGCACAGTATCAGCGTATCTGGATTGAACCTAAACACGGCGGGGGTGCTCGATACGCTCAACAAGCGGTTCGTCACCGATGCGCAGTTGGTGAACATCGACGTGGACGCCCTGATCGTGGCGGCCAGTGAGCAGCGCCTGGCTACTAATGCCGGCGTGGACTTGAACGCAGCGGCGACCCCCACGCTCTATACAGTGCCGGCAGGGAAAACGGCCATCGTCACAAAGATCGTTCTGAAGAACGCATCGATCTCGCTCACCACCTGGAGCGGTTCCTTTGGCTTCACGGGGGCCACGTACAACGATGTAATTGCAGACGCTACGCACACAGAACTGACCGGGCCGACCCTGGTGACGAAGTTGCAGCCGAAGATCGGCGCCCTGCAAGGGGTGGCAGCCGCGACCCTGAAGCTAAAGAACAACACCCTGCAAGGGGCAGCCGCGACCGTGGACATCGATGTGTTTGGGTACCTGTACTAAGCCCATGAAAAACCCATTCAGCAAGGCCCCTGCACCAGGCCCGCAAGATAAGCAAATCATCATGGGCAATGGCGACGTAGAGATGGTCATCGTGGAAAGTATCAAGACGGTTATGCTCTACGTTCGCAAGCCGGGCAGTGATGCCAGTGCCTACGACGATACTCAAAAACACTTGGAGAATTTGGGTTACTTCTTCGTAGTGTTCAGCGGATAGAGAGCCCCATGCAAATAATCAAAGTAGGCACTACACCCCCGCCATTGAGCAAGGCCGATATGGCGGCGCAGCAAGCAAACCAATTACCGAGCGAGTGGGTCACTTCGACCTATGCGCCCGGTTTTCCTATTCAGCCCATCACCACGCGCAAGGAAGTAGAAGTACCCCGCGAGATCGATTACCCTATCTCGGTAAACGCCACACTGCAACCCCGCACGGGGTACGGCCTAATGCCTTTCGCGGCCCTGGCCGAAGCCTACGAGACGATTACCGAAGTGCAGATGCCCGTCCACGTGGCGATCCGTGAGCTTTCGGGCTTCCGGCCCCGCCTGATCGATAGTGACGGGAACGAGGTAATGGATCACGATATGAGCTGGCTCACGGTGAGCCCGGATCGGATCAACCCGTTCGATGTGTGGCTGGCTCGCTTCCTGCAAAGTAAGCAGGTGTTCGACGCGGGCGCTTTCTTCGTAGAGATGGCCCACGACAACCTCCAGGCCCTGCGGTATATCGATGGCTCCACCCTGTTTGTGATGGTGGATGAGCACGGGGAAATCCCCACGCCCCAGCAGATTAGCGCGGACCCGGAAGTGCGTAAGCGGTACTTTGAAAAAGCAAACGCCTGGCTGGCAAAGGGTAAGGCGCTTCCTGCATCGACCCCGGCCTACTGCCAGGTTATCAAGGGTACGCCCTTTGGGTGGTATGACCAGAACCAAATCTCATACCGCCCTTCCTTCAGGCGCTACAATTCCCCGTATGGCAAGACGGCCATCGAGGAGGCTTGGGCCTGGGTGCTTATCATTGCCAACATCACGGGCTTCGAACTGGCTCACTACCGAGAAGGCAACATGCCCGAAGGGTGGGCCGAACTGCCCGTCGAGTTTTTTCCCAACCTGGAACGCATCGCAGTGTTTGAAACTGCCTTCAACAACCGTATGACATCCGGGCCCGCCGAGCGTATGCGCACCCGGTTCTTTCCTGCCGGCACGAAGTGGCATGAAACCAAAAAGGCGGAGTTCCCCGAAAAGCTTTACGAGCGATGCCGGGATAATATCGCCTTGTCTTTTGGTGTGCCGGCGTCTGAGTTTGGCAAGGTGCCAGGCTCCGGCCTGGGTGGCAAGGGGTTTGCTGAGGCGATGCAGTCGGCGCTTTTCCGTATGTGCCTACTGCCGAACAAAACCTACGTAGAGAACGGGATCAATGAAATCCTGAAGCGGGTAGGGGTGACAGATGTCACGTTTGAATTGGCACTGCCTACACAGTCGGTCGATCCTGAAAAGCAGAAGGAAGCCACGGTCAAGCTTTTCGCTGCCGGCGTGCTTACCCTGAACGATGCCCTGGGGGAATTGGGTAAGGAGCCTGTGGAAGGTGGAGACATCCATATCGTAGTTGCCAACGGCGCGGTGATCGTTTTGGAAGACTACCTAAAGGGTAAGCGGGATGCAGGCGGGGAGCCTGGTGCAGATGTGGCCGGCGAGGAAGCACCCGTGCCTGCTTCGTCTGTGCCTGGTGATGATCAGCCGCAGACGGAAGAAGATTACGAAATTGCAGAGAAGATGCTGAAGAATAGCAAGATCAGCGAAACCACTTACAGTCTGCCGATCAAGGCAGCTGCGGCGCCTGCACTGCCTGCCGGCGTGTCTGTTGAGGCGTTTCGCACAGGGCTCCAAGAAGAAACCTTTGAGCACCCCACGATTGCCCCGGATATCATTCACCAGTTGGTGATCGATCACCTGAAGGAAAACCCGGACTACTACAAGGCCGGTGGCCATATCAGGGGAGCCATTGCTGCGGCCAATGCGGAATCAATTCAATATCGCAAGTATATGCAGCGCGAAAAAGAAAGCTATGAAGCCAACGAAGCGGCGCTTGCAAAGGTAGACCTAACGCACAGCGACGGCTCGATGGTGGCCGTGTTTATCCCTGCCGATGTGGCCGGCCAGTTGCGGGCCATCGCGGACGGCTTGGGGCTGCCGGCAGACGCGGAGATGGAAACCGCCGACCAGATGCACGTCACGCTCGCCTTTCTGCCCGATGATCAGCAGGTGCAAGCCAACCGCGAGAAGATCATAAGTGCAGTGCAGGCGGCTTGCTTGGGCCGGGATGCGCTGCACGGGAACGTGCAAGGGTACGGGGTGTTCAACGGCAAGGGCGGCAAGCACGTGCTCTATGCTACGCTCGATATTTACGAACTGCCGTTCATCCGAACGGCCATCTGTGAAAAGCTCGACGAGCATGGTGTGTCATATGCGAAGGATCACGGGTTTGTTCCGCACATCACACTCGCATATTTTCCCGACGCCTGGCAGTTGCCCGAGGGCTTCATGGTGCCCGACATCGACACCACGATCACCGGGGTAACGCTGGCGATTGGCCCCGAGCTTCTTACTGTGCCCCTTACTACCGGGCAAGATGCGGCTCCACGGGTCGGTAAGGTGGATGAGCCTGGCGACCTGCAAAAGCATTGCGGGGTTTGTGTGGAAGATGACGAATACTATGGGGCCCCGATCATACGCCAGGGTACGCTCACCTTCCCTGATAGCAATCACGCCAACGGCGTCGAGATCGTGGTGATGGCGCCCGCTGGACTGCCGAGCAAGCCGGCCCTATGGAAGCCTGAAGGAAACGAGCTCGAAGTGTTGCAGTACAGGATCGGCGGCCCGCAGTACCCCCGCGAGGAAGCGGCTTACCTACTCGACCGATCGTTGGGCTTCTACCTGGTGCCCGTGGCCTACGTGGCCGAAGTAGACGATGAGAAGGGGGCGGCCCTTTACTACACCTTCGGGGCCGGCCCGAGCAGGGAACTGGACGAGTACGCCCCGTTTTGGGTAGAGCGTGCAGCCGTGCTTGACTTCGTGGCCGGGCAGACCGACCGGCACGTGGGTAACTGGCTCACGCACCCCGACGATGCAGGCCGGCCCGTGATGATCGACAACGGCTTGGCCTTCCCTGTGGAAGATTTGCACTGCATTTCCCCGTTTTGCGAGGCGATGATCGGCAAGCCCCTAGAAACGGCTGTAATGGCCGCGTTACGGATGTGCCTGGCAGATACATCAACCTGGGCAGATATACGGCGCCTGGTGGGCCCTGTGGCCGCACAACGTGCCCTGGCATGTGTTGCCGAACTGTTGAGCGGCGGGATGATCGTATACAGTGAACCGGAAGCCAACGAAGCGCCCACGGCGCAGGTATCCAACCAGCCGGAGCCCGAACAATGAAGATGGGACACGTAAAGCACAGGCGCCTTGCACAGAAGGCGAAGGCTGCCGGCATTGCACGGGTGGCGGAAACGGCTGGGATGCTTTTTGACAAGCGGTTCAAGGCGGTCAAGCGGGATCTCCGTCGTTCCAACCTAAAGAAGCGCCTGGCAAAAACACAAGGACTTTATAAGGATGGCGTGCAGGATTGGCAGGAGTGGACGGCCGCTTTTTCTACCCTGTTGAGCCAGGCAATCGAAGAAGGCATTGCATCGATGTATGACGTGGAGAACGAATTCTGGCGCTCGTATGGGCAGGCCCCCACGACTTACGCACCTACCGAAGTTCTGCACGCTTACGAGGATCGAATAGGCCGGCAGATCAAGAACATCGCAGATGATACCTTGGCTGACACACAGCAGGCGATTTCCGAGTGGTACCTGACCGATCAGGGCCTGCCCGAGCTATTAGATCAACTGGAGCAGTATTACTCCCCGGCACGTGCCGAGCTAATCGGCTACACAGAAATGTCCGGGGTGGCCAGCCAGGTGGCACTCGATGTGATGACGCAATACAATGTACCTAAGTGGTTATGGGATGCAGGCGGGGAAGCGTGCCCGGAGTGCCAAGACTTGCAGGCGAACAATCCCTATGTGCCAGGCGACCCGATGCCCCCGGACGCCAGTCACCCGCATTGTGTTATACCTGGGCAAATGGTGGATATTCAAAATCTATCTGGTGGCTTCAAGTCTTTCTACCAGGGCGTCGTCATTGAGTTTAGTACACGTTCGGGGCGCAAGCTTACCGTCACACCCAATCACCCGATACTTTCTTCGCTGACTGGCTGGAAGGCTGCCGATCTCTTTCGAGTAGGAGATTATTTTGTCACACACAGCAACAGTAAGGAGCGTGTCTATTCCGTAAGTCCATACAACCATGCAGGCCCATCCATCATCGAGAAGGTGTTCGAAGCGCTCAAAATGACGAGCGGCATGACGACCAAAGCTATGCCAGTTACCACCGAAGATTTCAATGGCGATGCGCGGTGTTTCAATGGCAATATCGAGATTGTAATACCCGACCGGCAGCTGCGCAGTGCACTTGATACTGCGCTCACGCAGGCAATCAATAATCAAGCTCTCGACGGGGTTATTCGCACCTTTCTCGAACCTAAGATTGGCGTGCAGAACCTTTTCTTGATCGGTGACAGTGCGACCCCTAACAGCAGCGTGAGCAGCGTCGGCCCATTGCGACCGCTGCTGCGAAGTAAATCTAGAATTTTTCAGGCGCTGGACTTCACTGAGCGTCCGTTTCTCGATGTGGTTTTCTCTGAGAATCCGAGCGACGACCGATCTACTAACACCGATGGTCTTAGAAATTTCATACTCGGGAATTCCGCTTCTATAGAGCGAGATGAGATTGTCAATATCAGGCGGTACGATTTTAGCGGTCACGTTTACGACCTTTCTTCTGACTTTTATGGAATGTATTTGTGTAACGACATTATACTACACAACTGTTTGTGTAGCGTGGTGTATGCAGACGCTAACGGAGAAGCGATATGATGATACAAGAATTCGGTACGTTGCTAGTAAGTCGAGATGCACTGGAAAGGGCCACAAAAGCGGCAGACGAATTATCGGCTGCGATGATTCGAGTTTCGGTAACGGTGTCTAACTCTTTGCCAAGTGGGTCTTGGGTGTATATCAGCACAAAGGAGTATAACGATTACTTGCGTCGTGGCCGGATGTATCGCAGGCGCTACGAGAGGCACGGCCAGCGATGACGTTGCATTTTGCTGGTGTTCTGGCGGACCGTACACTATGCGGAAAGCCAAAAAGCTCGGTTGGGTGGACGAATAATTTACCCAACAGCGGTGTAGACTGTCCAGAGTGCAAGCAACTTTTGGCGTATGGCTCCGGCAGTGAAAGCAAGGCGGCTGCGGCACGCGATGCCCACATAAAAAGCATGACCCAAGCCGAGAAGCTCCTGGCCCGTGTGGCCGGCCTGCTGAAGGCAACCCCGAACTGCGGGGTGGTGGTTCTGTACTTCGCGGTGCAGGATGGGCAGCCTGTATGGTGGTTCGTAAGCGACACAGAGCGCCTGGAAGGCTTCAAGGTCGATGCCCCCGCCGTGGGTGTTGCGGATCAGGAAAACGTTGTATAATAAAATAGCCTTCTAAAAAAGGCACCCATACGTTGGCAGTAACCAGCGTGTGGGCACACAATCAACCGGCCCAACCGCCGTGACGCACCACCGACCGACACTGCGCAAGCAGCCCCTGGCCGCAGACCCCGAAAAGGGTTTGCGGCCTTTTTGTTTGGAGTGAAATGCAGATCAATCTCTCGATGAATATCTCGATGCGAGCATGGATGAAAGACCCGACGATCCGTTGGAACGCCGGGCTTGCCCGTGCAGGTATGGCATTCCACAACCAACTATCACGCACGCATTACCCGCCGATCCCCGCAGGCTCCACGTACACCCGCACGTTCACCACGGCCAAGAAAGCAAACTTTCGGATTACAGAACCTGGGCACGTGATGGAGTTTGGCTCCACGTATTACCTGCCCTACCTGCTTATGCCGGCTCGCACGGTTGCACATTGGGGCAGTAAGAAAGACGAAATCAAGAAGGCGATGGAAAAGGGCTTCAGGGAAGGCGTCAAGGATTTCACCAGTGGCAATATGTCGGAAGGTGGCGAATGAGCGACCCCTTACTGTTTGTGCCGATTACGAAAGTAGACGAAGCGACCCGCCAAGTGTGGGGCCGTGCTACGCAAGAAGTGGTTGACAGTGCCGGCGAGATCATGGACTACGCTTCTTCGGCTCCTTACTTCCGGGCATGGTCCGAAGCTACCCTGAAGCGCAGCGGTGGAAAATCGAAGGGTAATTTACGCGAGATGCACGGGGCGAAGGCTGCCGGCAAACTGATTGCAATCCAGTTCAACGATGCAGAGCGGGCCGTGGATGTGGGCACGCAGATTGTGGACGATGCGGCCTGGCAGAAGGTCATGGAGGGGGTATACACGGGCTTCTCGGTTGGCGGCAAGTACGCCAGGCGCTGGTCTGATCCTGACAATTACAACCGGATGCGTTATACGGCGGCCCCGCAAGAGCTTTCCCTGGTGGATGCCCCCGCAGTGCCCACGGCGACCTACTCGCTGGTCAAGGCAGACGGATCGACCGAGATGCGCAAGTTCAAGAACGTGGCTGAGATCGATGTGCCCGTCGAAGAAGTGCAGGCCGGCGAAGTGGTCGCTGCCGTAGGGGCGAGGGTTGGCGTGGTGGCCTCGGATGTGGAAGGGCGGCACTCCGAACCCCTGGTAGTGCCTACCGATGGCATAGACGAAGCGACGGGTCTGGTGCCCGTGCAGGCCGTGGAGTTGGAAGCGGCCATCGATGAAGCCACAGACGACACCCCGTTCCTTCACGAGGTGATTACGCAAGCGGGGACCGTGAAGCCCATCACGCCAGGCTCCCCGGAAGCCACGGACCCAGCGGTCCACGGTGTAGACCCGGCCCCTGTGGCGGGTGCGGGTGTGGGTGATCTAAGTAAATTCCTTGAAGGTTTCGGTGCCCTGGTCACGCGACTAGAAGCACTTACCAAAGCAGAAGCCGATCAGAAAGACAAAGCAGTGAACGACCTAAAGGAGCGCGGTTCGCGTGTCGGTATTGCCCGGCGCGAAGGCGAGCCGCTCACCCCACCGAAGGATTACCCAGCAGACCCGGCGCAGTATGCCGATCCGGCGAACTGGGCCTTTCCCTGTGATAGTACGGCGCGGTGCACTTCCGCGATTGCCTACTTCAACGGCGGTGCAGGTCGAAGCAAGTACAGCCCTGGCGAGTGGAATATCTTGGGCCGGCGCGTTTCATCGATGGCCGGAAAGATGCTCGACACGCCCTATCAATACGATCCCAAAACCAAGCGGATCGAAAGGACAGTGACCAAAATGAAAGACTTCTATGATCTCTCGAAGGGGACCGGGTTGGCCGATTTGATGAGCGATGCTCGCTCGCAGATGAGCCAGGCGGCCTCGATGATTGCGTCCGACCCCAAAAAGGCGCAGGAAATGCTTGACCAGGTTTCCGCAGCCATGAGTGTTGCGGGTGATGTGAACAAGGCCGATGGCGCCCCCGCTGCGGCTGCCCCTGTGGCGCCCGTCGCTCCGGCCCCTTCCGCCGATGAAATCGAAAAGGCGAAGGCCGCTACCCCCGCCACAGCCACGGGCGCCAGCACGAACGGCTCCACGGCCACGACCCCGCCTGGCTCCACGGGCTCCAGCCCTTCGGATGACGAAGAAAAGAAAGCGGTCAAGAAGGCGATTGCCGACCTGGGCGCTTCCGTGGCAACCCTTACTGCTATGGTGGAAAAGATGAATGTCGCCACGGCCAAGACCCCCAACCAGGGCCAGGCAGCCGGCGACCCGGACATCCCTGGCAACCCGCCCAAGCTGGGTAAGGCCGTCGCCCCGATCAGTACCCCGGTAGGCGACCTGGCGGCGCAGGTGCCCCTTCAGCCTGCCGGCGAGTATGCCGATTTGGAGAAGGCGCTTACCACGGGTGACCCCCGCACGCAGTACCTTGAAGGCCTGAAGGTCGTCAAGGGTGACCAGGGCGCACTCGACTCGGCGGTGTACGAGATGGTCAAGCGGCGCTTCCATGATGGCGGCGTGATTTCATCCGACCGCGTCAGGGTTTACACCCCGCAGGGCCTGAACTAGAACGGCACAGCGGCACTCAAAAACACTCATGCTTTCTGCCCGGTAAATAGGGCTCAAAAAAGGACAATACGATGAACGATCTTCAGCAACTTCAGGCCCTGGTTGGGTTCGGCGGCACTCCCGACGAGTTCCGCTCGGCCCTCCACAAAGCGGCCCTTACCGCGTCCAATGGCTTCGTAGGCTACAACCTCGAAGCCGAAGCCAAGCTCATGCTGCCGGTGTTTGCCGGCCTGCGCAACCGTGTCGCCGTTGACCGCCCCAAGCAGGGCGCCCTCGCGGCTACCTGGAAGATGCAGTTGGGTTACGGCTCCTATAATTTCGGTACCAACATGGGTACCGTCGCCAATCAGGTGGGTGCCGATCCTGACCTGAGCGCCATTCCGATCTCGGCCAACTACACCATGCAGTCCGTTCACGGTGATGTCGGTTGGAACGCGATCAGCCAGAGCCGTGGTTACGATGACGCCAACGCCATCGAAACCGCTGCGGACCTGTCGATCCTGCTCAAGCACGACGAGCTCAATGTGCTCGGCGGCAACCAAGCAGCCGTTACCCCGCCTGTGGTCACTGCGGCCCCTTCCACGCTTTCCACGGCCAACACCTTCGCGGCTGGCACCTGGCACGTCAAGGTAACCGCAGTCACCCTTCAGGGTGCGCAGACCAACGCGGCAGCCAATAGCAATGTTGGCGAAAGTGCCGTTAGCAACAGCGCAGCCGTGGTCGTGCCCGGTGGCGATAGCGACTTTCTCGATGTGTCCTGGCCCGCCGTGGCCGGTGCCGTTGGGTACAAGGTTTACATCGAGCGCACTGCGGGCGGTGGCACCTTCTACCTGTGCGATCCGGCCACGATGTTGAAGTATGCCAAGTTCAGCGCCGGCGCCATCGACCTGACCGCCCTGGGTGATCCGTTCGTTGTGCCCACCGGGCAGACCTTCGTCGGCGTGACTCGGGTGCAGGTGTACGCGATCCCGACCGCCGTCAACGCGGCCCCCGGCTCCGATGGTAGCGCCAACGCCAACGTGTTCGAGGGCTTCTTCGCCTGGTGTCAGAAGAACACGATCTACGGCCAGGCCCTGGGTCAGAACCATATTAACAAGGATCTCGGCGGCGCCCCCCTGACTAGTGTGGGAACCGGTGTTCTGGAGTTCGACCAAATCCTGAATACCCTGTGGTCTATCTGGAACACGAGCCCCACGCTTATCATCACCAGTCCCAACGGTGTGACGAGCCTGGGTAACAAAATCGCGGCCATGAACAACGCGAGCACCTTGCGGACCGAGGTTTACCAGGATCGTAACAAGATCGTGGGTGGCCTGTACATCGGTGGATACACCAACAAGTTCGCTTCTTCGATGGCCGGTATGCAGGCCTCGGTGGACGTGTGGGCGCATCCGTATTGCCCCGATGGATCGTTCTTGTTCCTGTCCGAGCGCATCCCTTACCCGTACAGCCGCGAGCCCCGTGGCTTTGCCCTGGACGTGTTGACCCCCTACACGTATTTCGAGCTCGGTCGCACCACTTTGAGCTTCCCCTTCTCGATCTTCGATGAGCAGACGCTGAAGTGCTACCACCCGCTCGCGCAGGCGTCCATTCAGGGCGCGAGGGTTGATAACTGATAAAGAAAAGGGAGAGGCGTTAGCCTCTCCCTGAAAGGGTTATTCGGTATGCTTCCAAGTTTTTCGAAGAATAATCAAGGAAATAACGGACTGATGTACTCCAAATTCTTTCGCCAAAGTGGCTTGGGAAATCTTCTCATTGGAGTAGCGTTTTCTTATTTCCAAGACTTGTTCGGCGCTCAATTTGGCTCTGCCATTTCGTTCCCCTTGTCGGATTTCTGGATGCAAATGGGCAAAGTTGGCGTCTCCCAACATTGTAAATCGGCGGCCCTTCTTTGCCATATCGTCCATGTTGTCTTGATGAGTTCCAAGAAAAAGATGACTAGGATTACAGCACTTGCGATTATCACATTTATGCAACACAAAAAGACCGTCATGGATTGGGCCGAACGTGAATTCATAAGCCCATTTATGAGATCCTCTTGTTTTGCCTTTGATTTGATAATTGCCGTATCCGTCAGGGTTTATACCGCCTTGCCATTCCCAACATTGGTTATCCCCCAGCATGTTTACCTTGCGCCAAAATGCTTCGATCTGTTCTGTAGGAGTATACTTACGCATGGCTTAGATTTCCTTTCGAGTCTAAGAGCCGCTGGGTGCTACCAACACCGCGAGCGGTATTTTCGTTTGGCTAATTATACCGTAAGCCGTAGGTGTTCCGCTGCTTCTCCGGGCAGCGTTCCACTCTCCCTTTGAGATGCCGGCAGGCCCTAAGAAGCCTGCCGGCAAGGAATAAAAATATGATTACGTTGGATCAGGCAAAAAGTGCTCCGCTGGATGGTACGGCCTTTGTGGAATTTGCAAGCCGGCCCGGCGTGAAGTGGGCCATCGTGGGCAGGTACCCCGATGACGAAAGGCACCCCGAGAAGGTGCGGGTGCTTGTGAATAACGATGAATTTGGGCAGAGCTACTTCACCGAGAACCACCTGGCAAGAGTAACTCCCATTTTTTATGAACCGGAGCCCGACCTTGACCCGGTGATCGAGCCAGAAGTGCCCGCAGAAGCCCCGCAGACGGCCCCCAGCGGGCCTGAGGCGGGCGAAACGGTCCCTGTGGGCACGGTTAGCTATGGTCCCGAAACAACGCCCGTTGTGCCCGTTCCTGGCGAGCCGATGGTAGAAGCGGGCAGCCTGTCGGTTGATGATCCTGCGGTGCTGCAAGCAATCGACAAAGCGAACACTGCTTCTGAAGAAGCGGCCCAAGCGCATGACGCGGCAGCCCCCAAGAAAAGCAAGAAGGCCAAGTAAATGACCACGGACGGCAAGTACATCACCCTGCAATTGCTGAAGCAGTACCTGATCGGCACACGGACGGACCCAAACAATCCGACCGTGTTCAATGGTGCTGTGCAGGGTACGCCCGACGACAATCTGCTTACCAGTGCCATCTATGAAGCAGAATCGGCGTTCGAGAATACTTGCGGTTCCGCCTATGATCAGCAAACGCTTACGATGGTGCAGGCCCTGACCCCTTACGTGGATGTGAACGGGTGGCTGCAATTGACGGCCCGTGAGCGGGGGCCTGTGACGGCCGTTACTGCGGTGCAGACGCGCATGATCGGCCAGGGCCTGACGGCCTGGCAGGATGTGACGCTTTCCGCCGACAATGTGATCTTGCCCCCGTACTCGCTCGCAGATACGCACCCGCACCCGGAAAGCTGGAAGGTGCAGATATACCCCGCGACTTTGCTGCCCCGTGCATCTACCGGTCAGATATTGGCCCGGTGGACGTATACCGGGGGCTTCGCGGTGATCCCCATAGGGCTCCAGTTACTGCTTGCGCGTCATGCGGCCTACGTGTACAAGACACGCGAGGCGCCCTTGGGTAAAGTGGTCAATGCCGCAATTGGTACCTTCTCCGCTCCGCTTGATATACCGAAGGATATTCTACGGGAATACCTGCTCTGGAGCCCGGTTTACAACTAGGTAACTATGAGCCAATCAAACGTCATCATGGAGCGGATTGCCAATATACAGATCACTGTGCAGGTGCCCGGCCTGCCGATCCCTTACGTGTTGCAAGCCGAGCCCTACCAGCCTTCGAATATGTCGAGTGTATCCTGCCCGTTTTGGGTGAACGAAGTACGTGGCGGCCCTTCTGATTTACCCATCGCAAACGGGCAGCAGTATGTCACAGACACGGTGATTATGAACCTGTGCGTGGCCCGCAAGGAAGCCAACATCGATCTAAAGTATGGCGTTGCCGAAACCTTGCAATGGCGTGACGCGGTGTACGCTATGTTTGCCAAGCACATAAAACTAAGTGCCCCTGTGGTGGGCCTGGTGTCATCCACCAATACAAACCCTATAACGATCGTTACGGCGACCCCGCACTGCCTGGTGTCGGGGGATCAGGTAACGGTTGACGGGCACCTGGTGAACACCAACGCAAACGGCATTTGGATTGCCACGGTTACGGACCCCAACACCTTTACGATCCCGGTGGCCGGCAATGGCGCAGGTGGTGCCACGGGTACGGCCAGGAAAACCGCCTACAACGATTTGAATGCCATACTGACCGACTCGGTCATTTTTAGCTGGGACTTGGTGCCTTACATGTATGGCGATGTCGAGTTTTTGGACCTGCAATTTATGCTCCGCGTTCGTGAGATGTACGTGCAGCCTTTGGATATATAACCGAAAGAGGTAAATAAAATGCCTGGTGTTTTTCCTGGTACTTTGGCCCAGCGGCTTACTAAAATCCAGTCGTTCAAAGAGACGGTATGGGGTACCCCCGGCCTGGCGACGGCTCGGTGGATGCTGGTGGAGCCTACCCCCACGTTTACCCCCACCACCAAGAACACGGTCATCGATGAAGACCGTGGCAGTTTTGCGCCTGGGTACGTGTCCTACTTGCCCGAGCTCGGTGGTGTGTGGACGATAGGGATCAACGCATCGTTCGAAGATATTATCTTCTCGCTTCAGGCGATCATGGGCGCCGTTGCCCCTACGGGTGGTCCGAGCTACACGTGGACCCACCTGGCGCCCCTGACCAGTGCCTACAGCCCCCAGACGTACACCCTGGAACTGGCTTACGACATCGGCAATGCAGTAGCGCAGGGGTGCATTGCTACCAAGCTATCGATCAAGTTCAACACGAAGAAGAATTGGACCCTGGCCCTGTCGGGCATTTTCCAAGTGTACAACCCGTGCGCAGCCATTGCCATCGCTTCGTCCACCAATGTCAATCCTATCGAGATCACCACGGCCACGGCACACGGCCTCATATCGGGCCAGGCGGTGGTCATTACGGGGCACCTGGTGAACACGGCAGCCAACGGCACATGGACGATCACCAAGACGGCAGCCAACAAGTTCACGATTCCCACCACGGGAACCGGTGTCGGCATAAACACAGGAACGGTCACGCAAACCAGCACGCCAGGGATTGCAGACCGCACGGTGGAGCCTGTTCTTTTTGCCGGCGAGACGACGCTGGCCATCGATGCGGCGCAGGGCACGCCAGGCACTACCCCCGTCTCGAATTCTCTGGTTTCTGGTAGCTTGGACATCGAGAACGCGATGCAGGGCTTTTTTACCGGGGATCAAAAATACCCAGTGGATTTCAGCCAGAGCAAGGTAAAGGCTACGCTCACCGTCAAGCTAAAGTGGACGGCGCAGGTGAAGGCCCTGTATACAAGCACCTGGACGGCGGGCCTCGCTTCGATCTTCCAGATCAAGGCGACCAGTGCCGGCAAGTCTTGCGAGATTGATTTCTCTGGTGTGCTTTCGTCTGATCCGCAGAATTACTCGGCGGATTATGGCGCCATCACGCAGGAATTGAAATTCGACGGGATCGTGGACACGGGCACCCTGGCGAACTATCTCAAAGTAGTCACGATCAACACCGTGGCCGCTTTGCCATAAGGAGCACGATATGAAATACAAGTATGTTGGTGATGGCGCATATTACGCAGGGCTGCCCGCTCTGGATTTGGATGATGCGGATTTGTCCGATGATCAGCGGGTGCTCCTGGCGGACGGGGTAGAGCACGGCCTGTATACCCCGGTCGGCAAGAAGGCGATCAAGCAAGAACAGGCCCCTGCTGATCCTGCGGTGCAGGGTGATAAGCAATCGGAGATCGATCCCGCAGCGAAGCCGTAGGCACTATGTCACTACAGCGCAAGATCGAAAGACTTAGATCAAAGGAGAGAATGAAAGCCATGAACATCAAAAGGCGTGCAATTGAAGTATGGATGAGCGATCACAAAACGCAGGTGTGGGTAAAGGCCCCCACCATGCAGCAGTTCCGCGAGTACCTTGATAGCTTCGGTGTAGTGCAGCGGATCGGGGAAGCATTTCAGGCCGTGTCGCCAGAGAATAGCCTTCCGACGAATTTTATGCAGGTGAAAATCCCACAGGCCGATCTTGACGGCTTCTACCCACTGCTGGCGGCCCTTTCGACTTCACGCGAGCTTACGCTGCCCCTGGGTGCCCGCCAGTCCACAGATCTCACCGATGCCGACTATACCGGGCCGGCCAAGCCGATCACGGTCGAAGAATTCAACAATCTCCAAGTGGACGATGGCATGGGTATCTTGTGGGCCTACGTGAAGCTCCTGGCCCCTGATACCCTGGTAAACCCTACCAACGCGGGGACGGGCACGGAGCCGGCTCCGCAGGCGACACCGGAGCCAGTGGTACAGCCGTCCTAAGTGACTTTGATTTATACGTCATCGGTGAAATCGATGAACTACCGGTGAACCTGGCTCGTATAAATGCCCGGAAGGTACTATGGCAAAACTACGGGGTGAAACTACCAGGCTTCGAAGGTGACGATGCACTGGACGCGCTGATCCTGCACGGGCTCGAAACTAAGCGGGCGGAGTACCTACGAAAGCACCCGCCGAGATCGAACACAGAAAGCGATTTGTATGGGTGATGATTTCGATGTTGTAGGCCGGCTAGTTGTCCAAGATGACGGTTCGGTGGTGATCGAGAAGGTGAATTCGAGCCTGGACAACATGAAGATCAAGAGCGGAGAGGTGGGTGGTGCCTTCTCTGCTCTTGGTAGTGTAGCTAACTTTGTATGGGGCGGCCTGATCGTGAAGGGGGTGGAGATGGCCTCGCGGGCCATCGAGGACTTCGTAAAGGGCATCTATGACGCGGGGGTGGCCGGCCAGGCCGTGCAGGCGCAGTTGCAGATCGTTTTACAATCCACGGGAAATGTTGCCGGCGTAACTGCCGACCAGGTGAACGCACTGGCCGAGTCGTTTGCACGTACCACGAAGTTCGGCGACGACACGGTAGTTGGTGCGGAAAATTTACTCCTTACTTTTACGAAAATTGGCAAAGATGTTTTTCCGGTGGCTACGCAGACCGTCCTCGATATGTCTCAGGCCCTGGGGGAAGATACAAAGTCGGCGGCGATCCAATTAGGTAAGGCCCTGCAAGACCCAATCAATGGGATCACGGCCCTGCGGCGCGTTGGCGTGAATTTCTCCGATGACCAAAAGAAGGTAATCGAGCAGATGGTAAAGACCGGCGACCTGGCCGGTGCACAGGCTGCTATTCTAAAAGAATTGCAAACTGAGTTTGGCGGGTCCGCCGAGGCAGCCGGTACCACCTTCGCCGGGCAGTTGGCGATCTTGAACAATGAGATGGATATGGTGAAGGAGTCCATCTTCAACCTGGTCGCTTCATCCCCGCTGGTGGCTAATTTCTTTAGCTCAGTGAACGGCTTCTTTGACAAGTTCTTTGCCTGGCAGGATGCGATCAAGCTCGGTGCCGATGCGTGGGTTTCGTTCGGCCTGATATGGGGTGTAAATATGGGCACTATGCAAAACCTGAAATCTATTTTTCAGGATGTGATCACGCTGTTCGATGATTTCTCGACGGGCAACGTCAACAAGGCTTTCACCGATATAAGCAAAACTGCGGGCGATCTATGGACTACGCTTACCAACGTATTCAAGGGGATCGATTGGGGCGGCATTGGATCGTCGGTCATGGGCGGGCTTGGAAAGATTGATTTTCAATCGGCCTTCGACGGCATGATGAAGGGTACGTCCGGCCTGGGTGACTCCTTTGTGGCACTGATGAAAAAGATAGACTGGAAGAAGGCCGGCGATGCCCTGACCACTGGTATAAATTCGGTGGACTGGAACAAGGTGGGGCAGGACGTGAAGGGCCTCGTTGACCTGGGTATCAAGCTATCTGGGCAGGTGGAGCAGGGTATTGGCATTGGGCTCAAAAAAATAAATTGGGCCGGCCTGGCCGGGGCCATAGGGCACGGCTTCGCTCAACTAGTGGCCGGCATGGTGGGTGGTGATTGGGACAAGTCGATTGCGGGATGGCAACGTTTTATCGATGGTGCTATCAATAGCTTCCGCCAATCGTGGAATAAGGGAATTGCTGGGTGGCAGCAGTTTCTTACCGGTGCGCTGAGTAATTTTACAAAATCTTGGAGCGTCGGGATTGCCGGATGGCAGAACCTTATTCGCGGTGCCGTGGATACTTTCGTGAAAAGCTGGCACGATGGGGTAACGGAATGGCAGACTTTCTTCGGTGGTGCGATTGGCACAATTGGTAATTTACTGAATGGTATGTTGATGACCGCACTTCAGACGGTGCAGAGCTATCTCACCGGGCCTATATCGTCGGCTTTCATGGGTGTGCACGACATCATTGAAGAAGTGATTAGGGCCGTACAACACCTGATAAAAGTGTTGGCAAATATCGTTTTGCCTAAAGACTTGAAGCCAGGTTCCCCGACCCCGTTCGAGACGGGCCTGCGTGGAATTCACTCCGCGATGAATGATCTTTCAACCTACGCATTGCCGAACCTGAGCGCATCCTTCGCCCTGGCGCCCATAAGCCCGGCAGGCGGAAGTTCGACCACCAATTACATCGGCGGTGCCAACAATAGCCAGCGATCCCAGCACATCGGCCCGGTAACCAACGTGTACGTAGGCCGGAAGCCCGATGCAGTGGAAACACTCAAAACCCTACGAAAGCCAGGCTAAACTATGACAATGAATTTGCAGCCGTATAGCTGGAACGGCTACCAGATCAATGATTACAACTGGAGTGTTGCCAACCCGAAGGTTGGCAATTGGTCATCCGGCTTCCCCCCTGGGCAGCGGGCGCAGCTAGATAGCAGTGCCGTGTTCGTGGAAGTGGCTTATGCGTTTCCAAAACTATCGACCACGCAGATCGGCGGCCACTATATCACGATGGAGTTTCGCGTGAAGGCGGCGCCCCCCGTCACTATCTCCACGGAGCGGGCGCAACTGGAGCAGTGG